ACTAAATTATTTGCCCAATTCTTAGTAGCAAGTGGTTGCCGATTTGGTGAAGCAACGGAAGTAAGAGCAAAAGACATTAATTTCAAAACTGGCGAAATCTTTATTCAAAGGCGAGTTAGTGATCTAGGAACAAATTACAACAATGGAACTAGGTTCATGGTGATAGATGCCACCAAGTCAGGGCATAAGAGAAGCCTAGTGATAGGAAAAGCCCTATTACAGCAGTTAAATGCGTATGTCCTAGCAAAAGGCATAGCAAAAGATGATCTGATGTTTCCAAGAACAATACTCTTAACGGAAGGTAAACTTAAAGGTTCACGAAGCGCAAAGCCCTCTCGACCATTCGAGAAAGGCGGAAAACAGTTCCAGCATGGAACTCTTTACTCCTATACACATGGGGGTTGTAGATGCGAAGGGTGTAGGCAAGCAGTAGCAAACTACCGCAAAGCCAAAGCCCAAGCAGAAGCACTAGCAGAAGCAGAGCAGGTAAGAAGCCGAAGCCGTAAGGCAAAGCAGAAGCATCAGCAGAAGCACAAGCAAGGGAGTTTCATCAACAATATGAGCCACATGCCTCGTGATGTATGGAGAACAACTTGGAACAAAGCAATAGCCAAGTCCGCAATCGGCTGGTCGCCTAGAACTCATGATTTACGACATGCAAACGCTACGCAGTTGTTAAAGAACGGCATAGATGTCCATGAAGTAAAAGAGCGATTAGGACACCAATCGATCAAGACGACAGAGCGGTATTTACACCGCCTTCGTTCACACCAGTCAAAGGCATCTGAAAGTGCCAACGACTATTTGGAGTGATGATGAAAACAAACGCAAGAATAAGAGCCGAGCAGATGCCAAAGGCAATAGCCAAAGCATCAGCAAAAGCCCAAGCAAGACTAAAGGCTTTAATACTTGGTGGGTCAATTTCGACCTTAGCCGTAGCATTTGGAGTAGCAACTACATCAGATGCCATAGCACCAACAAGAGCCGAAGCACTAATAGTTAGCGAAACAACAAACGAAGCAACCTTAAAGAAGTATGAAAATACTCATAAGTTAACCGATCTTGAATTGGTTGAGTTGCTTCATGCCGTAGGCTTTACAGGCACAGACCTGAAAGAAGCATGGGCAGTTGCTAAGAAAGAAAGTAATGGGCGACCCCTCGCTCACAATCCTAATACAAACACAGGTGATAACTCGTGGGGCATGTTTCAAATAAACATGATCGGAGAGTTAGGCAAAGATCGTAGAGAAAAATTTGGTTTAGAAAATAATGCCGAATTGCTCAACCCTGTGGTCAATGCAAAGATCGCTTACTACATGAGTAGAGGCGGTGAAGATTGGAGTTCTTGGCATGGACTTACTCCAAAGACTAAGCAGTTAATGGAACAGTTCCCAGAAAAGAACGCAAAGCAATAGCAGAAGCCATAGCAGAAGCATAAGCAAGCAAAGCAATAGGAGAAGCAATAGGAGAAGCCCCATCAGAGATGGTGGGGCTATCTTAGAACTAACTTACCTGGCAGCCAGGAGAAGTTAGTTAGTCAGTTAGTTAGGGGGCAATCATGGGAGAACACTCCTTTGTAGATCGTTATATAGAATTAGATAAGCAATACATACAGCATAAGCAAGAACAATATAAACATTACAAAGAACCTGATCTGCCTTACACCGAAAAATTGTTTTGGGATAAATTAATTCATTTAGGTTGGAGAAAAGATTACACAACAACAGAGTGTTTAGTATTAGTTTGCTCTGTGTGTGAGGGAGCCATAACAAAGGTAGTTCTTAAAAATAATGTAAATATTAGACCTTTATTAAATATTGAAGATAAAATAGAAATTCACAAGACAGCATATTGCAAAGCAACAGCAAAGCAGAGCAAAGCATAAGCAAAAGGCAAAGCAATAGCAGAAGGCTATAAAAAATGTTTTAAAATTGCAGTTGTTGCTAACAAACTCCAAATAACGTTAAAATAAATAATAGTAGGTAAAGTTTTTATAGTAGAAGTTAATATTAAAGCCACACTAGAAGCAAAAGCAAAAATATATAACCACCACCATTGTTTTCCTAATAAAAGACCAGGAATAATAATTACTAGTTTAGTTGAGAATGCCCAAAATTCAATAATATTAGTTTTATTCCAGTATGATTTTGTAAAAAGTTGTTTAGTTACTGTAGGTATGTCATTGATTTTCATTGTATATGTTTTCTTTTAAGTATTGATAATGTGTAGGTGCTTTATCAATAATTTTTTTCCATTCTTTTTGTTTTAATTTTCTGTGTTTAATGTAAGGTTCTAACAACTTTTTAGTATTTCTTTGAAATTCAAAATCTAAGTTACTTACAAGTAATGAAGTACAAGGATTGTAACCTAACCCAACCGCAATTGCTGTATGCACTGGATTATGGATAACTCGATCAGTAAATACATCTTTTGTTATATTAAAATACTCATCTGGGTACGAAACATTGTTTGTAATTTTGTCCCAGTAAGGAGTGTCGGCTCTTTGAGATAACTGAAAGTGCAAAGAAACAAATTGAGTTGTATTTTTCATATAATATACAAAATTTTTATTAAATGAAGTAATATCAAACGCAGTAATAAATTCTCTTCTTTGTAACGTATGTATTAATTGTGATAAAAAATCATGTATAAATAATAATCCAGTACTTTCTAATGGTTCTAAAAATCCTGCTGATAATCCTACAGCCACAACGTTTTTTTCCCAAGAACGTTCATAATAACCATTTTTAATTTGAACTTGTTTAAATTCCATGTTTTTAGATCTATTTGAATCAGGAATAACCATTGAATTTGAATCTAGATAATCTTTAAATTCTTGTAAAGCAGTATCATCATCAACAAACTCATCACTGTAAACGTAACCCGTACCTATTCTGCTCCATAAAGGGGTGTTCCAAATCCATCCATTATTTACGGCTGTACAATTAGTAAAGGTCTGCATTTCTTTTTCTTTATTCGTGTACTGAACTGGTCCATACCAGGCTTTGTTGTTTGGTAAAACTTCTTTTGTAGAAATAAATGGAACTTCCATAAATTCTCCTAATAATAAACTTTTAAAACCTGAACAATCGATAAATAAATCTGCTTCAATTTTTATTCCATTTTCAAGAATTAAAGCAGTTATTCCTTCTTTAGAACCCTCTATTTTTTTAACTGTATTAATAATTCTAGTTACTCCTTTTGGAATAGCATAGTTATTAGCCAACCAAGAACCAAATAAAGATGCATCAAATTGATAAACAACGTCTCTATCAACTCTATAAGAATGACTCATAGTTTCATGATAATCCATAACAAGTTTATTTGTTTTAAAACTATTTGCTTGTGGATAAAAATATTCAGCATATTCTGTATCTGCAATTTGTGGATCTAATGCTTTTTGAAAAAGCCAATCATTTAACCCAAAATAGGTATTTGATATATCTGGATTACCAAATGTATAAAAAAAAGTTGGTGATTTAGCAGTTTTAAAATTTGTAAAACCAATTCCAAGTTTATAAGCAGCATTAGTATGCTTCATAAAGTCTTTATAATCTATATCCAAAAAGTTTAACCAAGTAGTTATCTCTTGAACTGTACTTTCTCCAACTCCAACTTTAGGAATGTCAGAACTTTCAATAACTGTTATTTTTTTATTAGGAAAAGCCTTTATTAAAGATGCAGCAGACATCCATCCAGCAGAACCCCCGCCAACAATTACTATACTATTGATTTTAGTACTCATAATTTCCTTTTTTAATTATTTTGAATTAATCTTACTTCACAAGCATCCGTTGTGCAATACGCCTCCCCAATAGCGTCAGCAGCCATACCAGCGTATACCCCAGACAAATCTATTGGAAACAATTTCATAGTTCCTTCTGTTTCGTATTCTTCAGCAGTAATTTGCGTGTAAGGCATCTGAGGATACGTAGCATTACCTGATGGTAAAAAAGACACGGTTTTAAGTTGTCCATCATACATGTGAAGGGCTGTACCAATAGCCGAGGCTTCAGTCTCAGGATTAAAACTAATGGTTACACTTACAGAATTGTCTGACCAATATCTTTGTGCAGTTGCAGCAAGGGCCATCTTTTCGTAAATGCTTACGTCTTTTTCAGAACGTCTAGCATTAGATTTAATTGGGAAAAATACAACAGAAGTAGTATTTGGAGATTCACTTGCTGGTTCTACTCTGTAATTAGCCATCTTAAACAGAGGCAACATTGGATCAGAGTTTGCAAACCGAATAGCACGATTAAAATACTCTCCGCCTACAGTCCAATGAACGCCAGGTGATTCACCTGCCAAGATGCTAACTGTTCCACTTGGCTTTACGGTAGTCATCTTGATTGACTCACGAATACCAAGCCACTCAGAGTAGGTGGTGTCGTAGGTCTTGATTACTTTATATCCTTCATCCATCCACTGACGGAGTATTGGTAATCCTTTCCTATCTGCAAAGTTAGCCACTCCTGAAACAGAAGTTCCAATGCGCCGATTTCTTTGCATGATGGCGTTTGTTTCTTCCCAGTGTGTAGGTATGAGAGTTACGGTCTTTGCATATAGATAAGCAAACTTTAAGGTTCTTTTAAAGTCCTCTATGTCTTCATGGCGATTTAAATAGGTCTCAACTAAGGTACAGCACTCAAAGGACTCAAGAGATTGTTCTGCACAGGGGTTGTATCCTGCAATGCGCCAATCTTTATTATTAATTGGATCAATGAGACGACCATATTGTTTTGAGATATCCATCCAGACAACTCCTGGCTCTCCGTTACGAGCAATGCCATCAATGATGTTGTCTAGATTATCTCCAACATTTACTGATACAGAGTTATTAGACATCCAAGCCCATCCTGGCTTTTCTGGATTGTAAGAGTTTCTTTCTGGAAATTTTTCTACGTTCTTTAAATTTAAGAAATCTTCATCATCAATTCGACCAATAAGTAACTCAGCAGACCGCCGAACATTACCAGATACAACACAAACCCCAATAAGGTTCCCAATATCAGCGATATCAATACGGGTAAGTTTCTGACCAGCACGTTCCTTGAAGATTCCATCGATGTAATTATGTAACTTAATGAGCGGTTCTGGACCTGCTGCTGTTCCACCAAATGTCTTGATGGGTTCACCTGCCTTGCGAATTTCTGCATAATCGAACCTAGGACGTTTTGAGTCTGATCGTAGGTAAGAGTTAATAAGCGTGGCCGTTGACTCGACCCAGCCTTCTCTGGTATCTGGAATGACATATATTTCCCCCTCTTGCGGTTTGTAAATCGTGAAGTCTTTGTCGGCACCCTTATCGTCGAACCCAACTCCAACACCAAGCATACTAGCCTCCATTAAAAACGCAAAAGGCTTTGCTGGATCGGTCTTAGTCATTGAGCCAGTCGATACAAACGCACAGTTTTGTAAGGCTGCTGAGTTTCGTTTTTCATTTACAAGCGGAGTACCCATAACCCAAAGACCCCTACCTGGTGGTGTCCACTTTAAGTTCCACAAACGGTCGAAAGCCTCTTTGGCTGAGGCGGCTGCTTTAGCATCTGACCAAGGTAAGCGGTTTGTTTTAGCGTGGTCTTTTTGTAAAGAATACATACCGTTGATTACTCTCTCACAAACGTCAACCCAAGTTTCTTTAGTACCATCTGCTTTAAGTCGTGAATAGGTCCTAAGAAAAGTTATTTCACCAACGGAATTACCAGCGGCATCTTGATATCCAAAGGGAGCCTTTAAACTCTTGTATGGTGTAACAAACTCTTCGGCTAACTTAAAAGAAAACATATCGGTAAACCCCCACTATTTCTATTTGGATGCAAATACCCCTCGATGGGAATGCGTATTGTGACGGGTCTTAACCTATCACACACTTGTTAACTTGGTTGAGTACTTACCTCATATAAAAAAGGCTAAATTGCCCTCCACTATGATCCACTGTTCTCCACTTGCTATTATCAGATAACTACTCTTCAATAGATTGTTGAATAATCTTTGTGACTGTATCTTCTTTTAAAGCGTCAGGTAAATCTCGAAGAGCCTGTGCTCTATCACCAAATATTGCAGAAAGAACGCCACCAGAACTTTGACGCTCTGCGGTAATGCGAACAAACTCTCTGTTTTCTTCTAACTCTTTTAAATTACCAACAAGTTTAAACAGCCGATCAATTTCTTGAGATACATTGGGATCAGCATATCCGCCATTCATCTCCTCTGCAAAACGCATAAAAGCCACTCTCTGGCCTTGCATTTCAATGATTGCGTTCAATAAAGCCTTAAGTTGATCTTTAGTCTTTACTTCAACAGGAAGGTTGAAAGCACAACTGTTGTCAGGCTTGAAAGCAGGACAGTTTGAAGCAACAAAGCAGGTATTGCACTGACGAAGTGACGAATGTTGATTATTAATAATTGGGACATCTTTAAGAACATCTTTTCCCTCTTCATCAGTTTCAACTATTGTCTTCATTTTATATCCAAAGACAGGCAAGTTTTGAACCTCTAAAGGGTCTCTTTGTATCACTTCATTTGCAGAATTTTTCCGCACTTCAACCTCACTGTTATCAGAAGAGGGTAATTCAAATCCCATTAAACCTGTTAACAACTCATCGCTATTATCAGATACTTTCTCCTCTTTACCACCATTGATGATGTGAAAATTTGGGCTTTTCTTATCCATAGACTCCTCTAATCGTTTGTAAGACCATACCGCAACTCTAGTTGCTTCAAGGGTACCATCCTGGACAAACTCCAAATAGTCTAGTCCAGCCTTCTCTACAATGGGCTTG